CTAACTCAGCCTCAGCGTTCAATCCGTGGATTGCCTTAAGGTCTTGTGCTAGTTCCAAACTGTACTCTGCTTTTAGTGCTCTTGACTTAGCAGTAACAGTAACTTTCTCGATGGAGAATGCCATCTCGTTGAAGTCACCATTAACTCCGTCACCAAGTGCTTCAGAGTCTCCAGTTGCCATACCTTGACCAACTGAGTACTGTGCTTGAACAGCGTCAGATGCATTGTTCTCAAGGATCGCAGGGTTTGTTCCTCTCTGTGTACCAGTAGAACCGAAACCAACTGTACCGTCATCGTCAACTCCTTGAGTGTAGTCACCCTGAGTTGCCTGACCAATGTTGGTTCCTGCCTTGTTAGCAGAAAATGCTGATTCTGGTTCGTTGAAGAATGCTTCGTCACCAGACTGGTTAGTGAATCTAGATCTCATTGCGAAGATCAAACCAGTAGGTCCGTTCATTGGTTGAACACCTGCTAACTCGTATGCAACGAGGTTAGGCATTGAACGACGGATTAAACTGATAAGAACTGGATCGAAACCTGCAACAGGACCAGCGGCAGCTGCTTGCCCACCACTGAACGCACCAGAAGCACCAACAGCGTTACCACTGTTTGTAGGAGCTGCTTCTGTAAGCATTGAAGTTCCGTTCTCAAATGCAGATTGCTCTGCTAAAAACTTTTCTTGGTTCTCTAAAAGAACTGCTGTAACGCTTCTACGGTGTGCGTCCTTAATAGGATCTACACCTTCTGCGTCTAGCAATGGAGCCCACTTCTCCATTATTTTTTCGGCATTGTACATTGTACTTAGAATTGAATTTGTGGTTGATTATTTTTTGCCACCCATGTTAAGGGCAGATAGATAAGAGTTCATTGCAGCACCATTGTCTACAATCTCTTCGTTTGCTATACCTTCCGAAATGGTTTCGGATTTATTGCTTGAAACCTTAGACTTGCTAGTACTTGGGAAGTAACCTTCCTTAAGTGTAACAATCTTCTCACGGTAAGCGTCTTCACCCTCAAACTCTATTCCTTCAGCTAGAGATCTTAACTTCTCTTTTTGTGTCTCTGCAAGTCCTTCGGATACTTCACTAAAAATACCATCTGCTGTAGATTCTCCGAGTCTCTTGTTGAGAGAGATGTTTTTCTCTATCTGCTCATTGAGCTTGCCTTCCATATCATCAAGTTTATTTACCATGCTTTCTAGCACATCATATTTGTCATCAGGAATTGATACATAATGATCTTCAAATAGTCCCTTCATACCTTGAAGGAATGATTCAGTCATTTCGGTCTTAAGACCATGCTCGACTTCAATCGCATTTTCTTTTAACCATTCGTCAGAGACATACTCCAAGTATGCGTCTGTACGCTCGATCAACTCAGACTTAACACCCTCTAGATGCTCTGTCAAAGTTTTCTCGTACTCTTCGGTCATCGCTTCTTGAATCTCGTTAACTTTTGAGTTAACTGCAGCTTCAAAAATTGTCCTTGCTTTCTCTTGGAATTCTTCTGAAAGTTCCTCACCACCGAATAACGCAGCAAGATCTTCCTCTACATTGAGAGTTACTTCTTCTTCGTTTACAGTAGTTTCTTCTGTCTCAGGGTTTTCCGCAACAACTTCAGCAGATTCTTCTGCTTCTGCGTTGTCACCTTGCTTTAACACTTCAGTACCAATGCTGTCCATTGGCATTGCTGCTTTAGCACCTTTGTTAACGATATCTTTTACCGTTTTAACTGATGCAGGTTTTAGTGCAGCAGAGTTGTCTGTGGACTTGTAGTTCTGAGGTGTAGGTCCTCCGAGATCCTCATAAGATGCTGATGCTCCAGGTGATGTGGAGTCGTCAACTTTCTTCATAGGATCGCCAGCTTTCGCACCCCTTGTTACAGGATTGTCCATTTCGTTTAATTCCTTAGCGGCCATTTCCGATGTTCTCCGAATAGATCTTAGTTAATCTGTATTTATTTATCAAATCTATAGATTCGATAAGAACTGTTGAAACAGTCCTAACTTGTTTTCTTCAAGTTGTTTGTTATCTACAAGTGTATTTACTTGCTTAAAAGTTTTTCTGGCAAGTTGTTCTCTAACAACACCGCCATCCCAAACCCAGTCTTTTCCTTCCATTATACCTTGAACGAAAGCATCAGGTGCAGAAGGATCAGCAACGATATCAGCAGCAGTAGCAAGAGTAAAGTCGTCAGAAACAATTTTAACTCCTTCGTTGTTAGTTGCTAGTGTGCCAAGACCACGAGATGAAACACCAAGTTTGACTCCCTCGTCAATAAGGTTCTGTGCTATCTTACCCATAGGAGTAGATAGGATCTTTGCCTTACCCACATAGTTAGATCCACTTTCTCTAAGTGAAACTATTTTATGCGAGACACGATCGAGGTTTACTGTAGGACCTTCGGGGTGACCAAGTTCACCAACTGCACGACCAGATTCCACAAATGCTTCATTGTATCTTGTGACTTCTCTGCGTAGAGTGTCCATTGGATACATACGACCATTGCGGTTTTTAATATCTCCTTGTAAGAAGATACCTTCTATAAACATAGATTTTTTACCGTTGCGATTTTCAACGATAACTTCTACATCATCTATCTGTTCTGTGATAAGTTTCATTTTGTTATCCAGTAAATCCTACTTTAACACCTTTGACATCTGAACCACTAGCAAACACTGTGTACGCAGGTTGCTTTTCTAGAATTTCAGAAGTACCTGCTTTGAGTGTGAATGTACCCACTCCAGTACCGCCTCTAGTTTCTTGAACTGTGATTACTCTGTCAGCAGCGTTGGCATTATATAGACGCACACAAGTTGCTTGAGTAAAACTAACACCTGCACCTGCTGTTGTTGGTACATTTACTTCATCTGCGAGTAACAGAATTCTAGACATCAGTTTCTTCCTCTTCCTCTGGTTGTGCTTCAACTTCAGTTTCTACCTCAGCTTCTGCTTCTGGTTCTGTGTTACCAAAAAGATCGTTAGAAGCATATGGTCGCAAACCATCTATTCTCTCTGCAGATTTTGCGTAGAGAATATCCTTGATTTGATCGCTAATATCCGCAGCAGACGCATCTGTTGCTATCATGTTGACGAGTTCTTCCATCATAATATCTTATACTGATAAAGTTATTTATATCTCTCCTTCATTCTCTTTAGGCATATTCTGTGGTTGCGGTGCAGGAGCACCCTCTTCTTGACCCATTTCTGCCATTGGATCTCCCATAGCACCCTGTTCAAATTCTAACATTTGTTGATTAGGATCTGGTATTACACCGTTAGCAATTTCCTCCTCAATTTGCTCATCTATCTCTACAATTTCTGCGTCCTTTTGACGCAATACATTTCTTCTAATATATTCTGTAGAATAATATCTACCAACATAAGGTTCTACCATACCAAGTAAACCTAAACGACCTTCCATTAATTCTTTATCTTTTAATTCTGCAAAGTGATTGTCGTATATAAAGTCAAACTGGATATGCTCTGACATAATCTCCCAGTCTTCTGGAGTAACTATATTCTTTAATAATAATTGTGATCTTAATAGATCCAAGAATATCTTACTAAAACGCTTACGCAATCTACCAACAAACTTACTGAACTTAAGTTCATCTCTTAAGATCTCAGATGATCTACCTAAATTAAATCCATCACCAGACCCCGCAATTCTTGACTCAGGAACTCCTAATGATCTGTATAACTTAGACTGGAAGTATTCTATGTCTGCTAATTCACCTAAGTTTTGTCCACCAGGTAATGTAGTAATCTCAGTTCCTCTACCACCTTCTCTACGAGGTAACCAGAAGTCTTCTAACATAGACATATATTTTTTGTCATCTCTTATTTCACCAGAACCTGAGTCATAGACTAATTTATTTCTATAACGAGACATGACATCACGCAAGTATTGTTCTGCTTTTATCTTAGGTAGATTACCAACATCAATATAAAATATTCTTCTCTCAGGTGCTCTTGATAATCTGTAGATAACAAGACTATCTTCAATCATTCTAAGTTGATTGAGTGACTTGATTGCTT